TAGCGGCTTTTTTATTTTTATAAGTTGTATCAATATCAGCTTTTGTTACACCGAATACGGCAGCCATTTTCTCAAGAACACCTGAACTTGGTTTGGCTCTGTAATTCATATAATCACTTAGTGTACTTCTTGCAATACCAATTTGACTAGCTAATTCAGATTGAGTCATATCATTTTCTTTTAAATACTTTTTTATGTTTGTTACTATAGTTTCTTTTTGTAAATCAGTCATGATTTCACCTCCTATATTGATTACGTTTTTAATATATCACATTACGAATAAATCGTAAAGTGTACGTTTTGTATGATTTTTTCGTACTTTTGTATTGAAATTACATAAATTTAGTAATACAATGAATCTCGAAGGAAGGGGGTTACACAATGGATTATTTCAAAAGAACATTGAATGAACTCAGGGAAAGTGCAGGATTCAATCAAGCAGAACTTGCCGATATATTAGAAGTATCCCCAAAAACATTATGGTTATATGAACAAGATTCAACTAACATACCAGACGAATTAATCAAAAAGTACATGTACTTATTTGATGTTCCTTACGAGGATATATTTTTTGGTCCTAAGTACGAAAAATTCGTACAAATGAAAAATAGGGTAAAAGAAAGAGCGAGTAATTTGAAGAATATCGTTTCATGAAATTTTGTTGTAAATGGATAGTCCTACTGTCCCGCATACATATAAATACATTGAGGTGATAGAGGATGAGTGGGGGACAAATCATTCGTGATGAAAAGGGAAATGTCGTGAAAATAATACCTACAAAAGAGCAATGGAAGAAGTTTTTAACACCGTTAATACCAGCTGCACGGGAGCTTATTTTACAAAGGAAATTGGACCAAAGAAATAAGGGGAATGAAAGTAAATAATTTTTTTAACATATTTGCGAAATTTGCCGATAAATATTTGTTCTATAAATCAAGGGAGAGTGAAGAAAAATGAACGGAGTATTATCCGCAAGTAAATTAATGAAAGCATCAGAGGTTATAAAAAGATGCGTTGAAGCGAAGAACAGTCCTGCACAAATGTTTGTGGAAGAGACGAGAAGAAGGCGTGAATTAGAGGAAATGAACCGTAAGGTTTCAATTCGAAGGGAGGTGAGTTAATTGAAGGAAGTAACATTGGTTTTTAAATCGGGTGCAAAGGTTAGTTTTACAGTTGAGCAATTTAAAACGTTTATCAATAATTTTGGTGCATTATCAACAATTGAATGGGAAGGTGCTACTGGAAAGATACCAGTTCACATTACTTCTAGCAATATCGATGCAATATTTGTGGAAGACATCAAGGAAAAAGAATCGATTAAAGAACCTGATCATCCAATTGAAGATGTATTCGGTGACGAAATTATGAAGGGTGATGTTTATTACAAGTTCGGTGATCATATCGTACTGGAATATAATTTAAAGCCATACTTAATTGAGCAACAAAATGTTGAATGTTTTAAAGGTGCATAAAAAGAAAACCACCTGCGCCAACAGGTGATTTAGAAAATAAAATTCACAGTCATTATAGCATGAAATTTGGTGATGTAAATGAAACTATTTCCGCACCAAGATAGAGCGTTAAACGATACATATGAACATAATCGTGTTGCGTACTACCTTGACATGGGACTTGGAAAGACCTTTGTGGGCTCTGAAAAGATGTGGGAGCTCAATACACCTTATAACTTATTAATCTGTCAGAAGTCCAAAATAGACGACTGGAAAGAGCACTTTGAGCAGCACTATGACTATGAAGTAATTGTGTTTGATAAACAACGAATGGAAGACATTCCGGAAGAAAGTGTTTTGATTGTCAATTATGAACGTGCATGGAGACGTGAAGAATTATTGAAGTTAAATAAATTCACACTCATGTTGGACGAGTCTTCCAAGATTAAAAATGATAAGTCCAAACAAACAAAGTTCATTTTGAAATTGAATGCTGAAAACGTCATATTGCTTTCAGGAACACCGACAGGTGGAAAGTATGAAGAATTATGGTCACAACTTCACTTGTTAGGTTGGAAAATCAATCAAAAGTTGTTCTTAAAGCAATTTGTAGTCCAGGAATGGGACGACAGAAATAGTAAGTACAAAATCACCGGTTATAAAAACGTCGAACGTTTAAAAGCGAAATTAAAGCAATACGGCGCGGTGTTTATGAAGACCGAAGAAGTATTTGATTTACCGGAAACAACTGATGTGAAAGTGAAAATCTCTGGTACCAAATTGTATAAGGAATTTAAAAAGCATCACATTGTTGAAATTGGTGAAGAGTTACTTCTTGGTGATACACCTGCTGCAAAGAAATTGTATTTACGACAATTAGCCGGGAGTTATAACGAAAACAAACTGCAGTATGTAAAAGACCTGGTTGAAAGTACGAATGACCGAATTATTATCTTTTACAACTTCAAAAAAGAATATGAAGCATTAGTGGATCTAATTGAAAAACCAATTAGTACGGTTAACGGAGGCCTCAAGGATTTAACTGCTTATGAGAAATTCGAAAACAGCGTAACGTTGATTCAATATCAAGCTGGAGCAATGGGACTGAATCTACAGAAAGCCAATAAGATTGTTTATTTCACGCTAACCGATAAGAGTGAGTTATTTGAACAAAGTAAGAAACGAACACATCGTATTGGACAAGAAAGGCCTTGTTTCTATTATTACTTGCTTACAGATGGATCAATAGAATGGCGCATGTTAGACGTACTAAAAGAGCGTAAAGATTACACGGATGCGTTATTTGAGAAGGAGGAAATATAGATGAATGAAGTACAAGCGTTTGAAAATAAACACTTAGCAATTATGACAGCAATTGCTATTCACACTCAACAAGAAAAGAATCTTGCTGAACAATCTAAAAAGCTGAAATCGGAACTTGAAAAGGCAATGGATGAACATGGTATTACATCTATTGATAATGATTTAATCAAGATTACTAGAGTTGAAGCTACTACCTCAACAACGATAGACGTAACAAAATTAAAAGCTGCAGAGCCACAGTTATATGGAGAGTTACTTGGTGATTATCCGAAAGTGTCGAACCGAAAAGCTCATGTGAAATTTACGGTGAAGTAAATGAGAGAATCAGCATTTCAAAAACAAGTCATTAAGTTTTTAAAAGAAAAAGATGTTTGGCACGTAAAGTATTGGGCTGGTAGTCAGTACACCAAAGAAGGTATTCCAGACATTCTAGCTTGTATCGATGGTGTGTTTCATGGAATTGAATTAAAAACGGATGTTGGTGTACCTAGTAAGTTACAACTCTATAACATTCGTAAAATCAATGATTCAGGCGGTGAAGCTTACATTTTAAGACCGAAGGACTTTGAGTCCTGGAAAGAGAGGTGGTTCTGATGGATAAACCAAAGGAAAAGCAAGTCTTAATTGAAATTGGTAATGTTCGTGTAAAAGAGTATGACAGTTTAAATGTTGTAGTTGAAAGGCTTGAAAAACCTGCTAGTAAATCAAACATTGAATCCGTATCGAAGTGGAGATTTAAAGGGTATGCAAAGAGCATTCATAGTGCTTTGAAATACATCGTTAACAGTGAGTTATTAATCGATAAGAGTAAAGTGGAAGACTTACAATCCTATGTTGAACAAGTTGAGAAATCAAACGAGACGGTATTAAGTGCCGTTAAGGAAGTGATGGAATGACTCAGTATTCTTACTCACGAGTATCACTGTTCAATGATTGTCCGTATCATTTTGGATTACGATACATCGATAAACTCACAGAGATTCCTGATTTAACAAGGGCTGATAATGCTTTAATCATTGGTCATGCATTACATACAGGAATTGAACATGATATAGAAACAGCGTTAAACGAATACTACAATTCATTTCCAGTAATGAATGATGCGATTGTAGAAGAATCTATGAAACTTGAAATTTTGATTCCAAAAGTACATGAGTTTCTTGATAAACATTTCGAAGATTGCGAGTTGATCCATGAGTACAAAATTGATAAGCCTAACTACGTTGGATTTGTTGATTTAATTGTACAAGCCCCTGATGGAACTAGTATGGTAATTGATTTTAAGTATTCCAATCATATCAAGAACTATATGGACAGTGCTCAGTTGCACATATATAAGGATTATTTAAAGCAAGATGGGTTCAATGTTGAAAAACTAGCATTCTTGTTTGTACCTAAAACGAGTATTAAGAAAAAGCAAGACGAAGATTTGCACACGTTTAGAAAACGGATGGTTCAAACAGTTGAAGAATCCAATCTTACTTTTGTACCAATTGAGTTCGATGATATGAAAACAATTTATTTTCTAAATAACATCGATGAAATTGAAAAAACAAAAGACTTTTCTAAGCGTAATACAAGTGAAAACTGTTTTGCTTGTAACCCACGATTCAGACCAAATTATTTAGAAGCAATTGAAAATGCCAAAGGAGAGATTGAAATGATTTTACCTAAAAATGAACGTCGTGAAAGAAAGATTGATACGAAGCCGGACCTATGGATCTATGCTGATAGCTACACTGGTAAAAGTACATTTGTAGATAAAGTTGAAAACGTATTGTTCTTAAATACGGATGGTAATACAGATAATACAACTGCACCTGTTATTTCAATTAAAGACGAAGTGACGAAACAGGGTCGTGTTACAAGTCGTAAATTAGCATGGGACTTATTCCTTGATGTAGTTGCTGAATTAGAAGCTGAAGACAATGATTTTGAAGCTGTTTCAATCGATTTGGTCGAAGACCTTTATGAACATTGCCGTGTGTATGTATTTGATAAAAACAGTTGGGAACATGAATCGGATGGCTCTTACGGTAAAGGTTGGTCAATGGTAACAACTGAATTCAATAATGCTATGAAACGTTTAAAAGCATTAGGTTACCAAATCATTTATATCAGTAAAGAAAAGGTTGAAGAGTACACTCTTAAAGGTGGAGCGAAGCGTACAACATTCAAACCAAATATTAATGATAAAGTAGCAAACTTCCTTTCCGGAACAGTGGATTTAACATTACGTGCTTATGTCGATTCGGATGATAAACGATTCTTACAGCTTGCTAAGAAACAAAATGTATTCGGTGGCGGACGTTATGACTTCCAAGTAGAAACAATTCCATTGGATATGGAAGCGTTCGTTGAAGAGTTAACTGCAGCACAAGAAGGCAATGAAGATAAAACTGAAAAACCAAAACGTGGGCGTAAGGCGAAAGAAAAGCCAGCTGAAGAAAATGTAGCAACAAAAACGATGTATTTCCAACATGAAGGCAGTGGAGAACCACTGATGGTTAAGAAAGGTGAATCACTAGCGTTCTTAGACAATGATATCTTTGATGAAATTTCTAAGAATGAATATGAAAAATTAAAAGCAGAGCTTAATCAAGAAGAGTCTGCAGATGATGAACCAGAAGAAAAGCCGAAGCGTGAACGTCGTTCTCGTAAAGCGAAAGAGGAAAGTGAAGAACCTGCAGAAGAAGAAAAACCAAAACGTCAACGTCGCCAACGTAAGCCGGTTGAAGACGATACACCGCCAGGTGAAGCTGATGGTAATGCACCAGCTGAAGAGGAAGCACCTAAACGTAGAACTAGAAGAAAGAGAGGGGAATAATCATGGCAGTAAAAGAACTGAATTCCAAAGAAAAACATTATGCAGATACTCGTGAAGAAGCAGAAGAAATCGTTGATGAAGCGAAAGATGATGTGTATTTAAAATCATTCCAGATCAGTGAAAAGCACAACAAATACGGTACGTATTTCTTAGTTGATTTAGCATTTAGCTATGATACGCCACGTGAAATCATGGAAAGTGCTGCAGCAAGAAAAGAAGTGGAAGAAGTTATTGAACAACATGAAGGTGTTGAGTACAGCGTGAACCCAGATGGGACGACGGAAGTTCCCCCTGGTCAATTAGAAATGGATGAACTAAATGGAAACGAAGGAGACGAAGAATAATGGCTGAGAAAAAATTCAATTGGGGTAAATTTGATAAAAAGGTAGATTTAGAAGCGTTAGCTGCAGATGTAAAAGAAGTAGAAGAAAATGGTGGCGGTGATTTCGAGCCGCTTCCAGATGGTCAATATGAAGTAGCTGTTGAAAAATTAGAGCTTACTGAGTCTAAAAAAGGCGATCCTATGCTTACGATTTGGTTCAAGATTGTGGAAGGTGACTATGAAGGACAACGTCTCTTCTATAACAAAGTGATGCAGCCGCAAAATGATAAAGCGTTTGGAATCCAAGTTCATCAAAACAATGATATGTTACGTGCTCTTTGGGATTGCGATAAAGAAGATGTTAAGTTTACTAGCTTTGGAGAGTATGCGGATCTAGTGCTTGATATTCATGAAGACATCGATGGTCAATTTGAATACTTACTGAGTAAAGAAACAGATAAAAACGGTTATGACCAATTCAAGATTTTAGAAGTGTTTGAAGTTGAATAAATGAATAAGGGGAGCCGATGAGCTCCCTTTTATTTTGATCATTTAAATTTTGACTTGAGATGTCTATAAAAGGCCATAGGGTTACCGTTTTTTTCTTCTCTGAGTTTTAATGAAGCTTCTTTTTTGATTTGTGAAAAGAGATCTTCAATGCCAGAGACGTAACCTTCTGCAACGCCTTGTTCATATCCGTTTGTAAATCCAACTTTTGCTCCGTGTTCATAACCTAGCATGTAAATGACTTGGTCAAAATTTGATAGTTGTTTCAATACGTTCACCTCCAAAATAAAAGTTTAATCTTATTTTGGATGAAATTACTAATAAATATACATTGAAAATGAGAGTGGTAAACATGAATCCTTTAGATGAAATTACTAAAATTGCACCGCAGCTACCATTAAAAGTTTTAGAAGATATTACGAAAAGAATCAGTGATTGGATTGTAAGTGGTGGGAAAAACGATGATCCGTATATTGAAATGCAATTGAGATATGCAAAGCGATTTATAAAGGGGTGATCGAATGCTCTTTTATGATTTTGAAGTGTTCTCAAATGATTGGTTGGTAGTTATTGCAGATACCGACAATCAGTCAGAAAAAGTGTTTGTTAATAATGAACGAGCTTTAATTGATTACTATCATGAGCATAAGAATGACATATGGATTGGTTATAATTCACGACACTATGATCAATTTATTTTAAAAGCAATTATATGTGGTTTTACACCACAAGCAATTAATGAATGGATCATTCTTGATAATAAACCAGGATGGAAGTTTTATAAGGACTTTTGGAAAATACAGCTTTATAACTTTGATGTTATGACAAATAAGTTTCGCTCATTGAAACAATTAGAAGGGTTTCAAGGGCATGACATTCGTGAAACGTCAGTTTCATTCAATATAGGCCGTAAATTAACAGAAGAAGAAATTGAAGAAGTTATTAAATACTGTCGTCATGATGTACATGAAACAATGCACATTTTCATGGAGACAATTACAGAATTTGAATCACAAGTTGAGCTATTAAAAATGTTTAATCTTCCTTTGAGAAACATTTCGAAAACGAAAGCTCAATTGAGTGCATTTATCCTGGATGCAAAACAACCTGCAGTTCCAAGAGATGATGAGTTTAATTTCACGTTTCCAAATACATTACAAATTAATAAATACACAGAAGTCCTGGACTTCTATAAAGAAAATAAAGATTACAACAAAGTACTTGAATTAAACGTTGCTGGTGTACCGCACTTATTTGCTTGGGGCGGTTTACATGGTGCAAGAAATAATTATTACGGTGAAGGATACTTTCTTAATATCGATGTTGAAAGTTATTATCCAGCACTCATGATTGAATACGATTATTTATCAAGGAACATTAAAGATCCTGCTAAGTTTCGTGAAGTTCGTGATACAAGGCTTAAATATAAAGCTGCTAAAGATAAACGTCAGGCACCACTAAAGATTGTAATTAATGGTACATATGGAGCGATGAAAGATAAATACAATGGACTTTATGATCCACTTATGGCTAACAATGTTTGTATTGCTGGCATGACATTGCTCCTGGATCTAATTGAAAAACTTGAGCCCTATTGTGAGATTGTCCAATCAAACACCGATGGTGTTCTGGTTAAATTGCGTAACTATGAGGATTACGATTTAATCGATGACATTTGTTATGAGTGGGAACAACGTACAAGAATGGGATTAGAGTTTGATGAGTTTGTAAAAGTAATTCAAAAGGATGTTAATAATTACATCTTAGTAGATGCTGACGGTAACTATAAATCAAAAGGTGCGTATGTAAAGCAATTGAACCCACTTGATTTTGATTTACCCATTGTAAATGAAGCGGTCGTGAATTATTTCGTAAAGGGCATTGATCCGGAGGAAACGATTTTTAATTGCACAGAGTTAGTGAAGTTCCAAAAGATTGTAAAGATAAGTAGTAAATACAGCTATGCGCGATATGGTACTAGAAGAATGAATGAAAAGGTATTTCGGGTGTTTGCTAGTGTAGACGAAAATGATAAGCAGCTGTGCAAAGTGAAAGATGGTATTGCTGAGAAGATAGCATATGTTCCGGAGAAATGTTTCATTATGAATGATGACATTAAAAGTATGAAGGTGCCAGGTAAATTAGATTACTGGTGGTATTGGACATTAGCTAATAAAAGAATCGATGATTTTTTAGGGGAGGATAAATGATAAAAGAAGCCCATCATTCAGATGGACCTCCTAATGCAAGTATTTCATATGGAGTAAGGATAATACGCTTCTCTCTACCATCAACATAGAGATACACTTCCTTACCTTTAAATCGCCAATTTAATAATGTTAATTCTTTAGATATACCGTCAGCTAAAGAGTGGACATCTTCATTTGTATTTAGATCTATAAAAAGTTGACCCTCTGCATTCAGTTGAACGTGTGTTTCAACGAATATAGAGTGTTTCGTTTTTACGTCAATAACAAAGTCTGAGAGTTCTTTTGCAGCGGCAAATTCAGGAGCATTTATATCACCCATTTTAACACCTCCAATTTATAGTTTAATTATTTACTAGAATGGAAAGTATTTCAATGGAAATTTGTTTTAAAAAGAAAGTAGGTGATGAACATGTATAAAGGATATTTAAAAGGTAATGGAAAACATGCTGCCAGTAAATTTAAAGATGGAGCAAAACTACTATCCTATCATACCGCAAGGAAAGAAGATTCATTCGTGGGTATTTTGGATGATGAATATATTATGGTTGATATCGATGATATAGCTGAAGCCGAAACATTACTCGACATTATCGAAGATAAGAACATTAATTGTTCCGTATTAGAAACGACAAATGGTATGCATTTTTATTTTAAAGGTTATGACATACCTGCCAATAAAATAAAGTGGTTCTCCAATATTGGTATTCTTTGCGATTATAAGTTAGGTATTAAGAACACAGCTGATCCACTCAAGATTGATGGTAAAACTCGTAAATGGTTAAGAAAATGCATAGAACATGATTCATTGCCAAGTTGGTTATATCCATACAACAAGAAAAATCCGAACCTTACCAAGATGGGTGAAGGTGATGGACGTAATGATAAATTATTTACTTACATCTTAAAACTGCAGTCACAAGGAATGGCCAAGAATGATATTAAAGAAACCATTTCTATAATAAATAACTACATTTTAGAAGAACCGGTGACACAAGGTGAACTAAACGTAATTTTACGTGACGAAGCATTCATGAAGGAGTCCTTTTACATAAAGGGTTCCTTCCAACATGAGAAGTTCGGTGATTTCCTTATTAATGAACATCATATTTGCAAGGTCACAAATGTTCTTCATATCTATAAAGATGGCGTGTATTCGGACAAGCAAGAGGACATTGAAGAAGCCATGATTCGTCATATTCCAGCATTAAAGAGAATGCAACGACAAGAAACAATTGCTTATCTGCAGTTAAAGGCAAAACATAAAAATTTCGCCTCTACCAAATATGTAGTTGTTAAAAATGGAGTATTTAATTTAGAAACGTGGCAATTAGAAGATTTTACACCTGAAATTATCACACGTAATAAAATACCGGTTGCATATATTCCTGGTGCTTATTATGAAGTAACTGATAAGACCTTTAATAAGATAGCCGTGAATGATAAAAAGATTCGGGCCATTTTAGAAGAGATACTTGGATACATTTTATTTCGACGAAATGAGTTTGCAGCAACGTTTATTCTTACGGGTGACGGTAGTAATGGTAAATCATCGTATTTAAAAATCATTCGTAACTTAATAGGTTCGGATAATGCATCGTCATTAGATTTAAACGAGTTGGACCAGCGCTTTAAAACAGCTGAGTTATTTGGGAAGTTAGCAAACATTGGTGATGACATTGGTAAAGGTTATATCAAGGAATCATCGATATTTAAGAAACTTTCTACTGGTGAAACATTAAACGTAGAAAGAAAAGGTAAGGATCCATTCGACTTTACGAATTATTCAAAGTTAATCTTTAGTGCAAATGAAATGCCGCGTATTAATGATTTTAGTGATGGTTTAGGTCGAAGGCTTCAAATTGTTCCATTTAAAGCAAAGTTTACACCGAATGATGAAGATTATGACCCTTTTATTACAGATAAGCTGCTAAGTGATGAGTCGATGCAATATGTATTGAACCTGGCATTAAAAAGCTTAAAACGATTGTTAGTTGAAAAGAAATTCACGAAATCAAAAGCGGTTGAAGCTGAATTGATTAAATATCAGGAAGAAAACAATCCGATTATTAGTTTTGTAAATAATGAGGATGTTGAATTAGAACGTGCGGTAGTTGGTGATGTTTATCTGCAGTATAAAGTATATTGTGCGGAAAGTGGTTTTCAATCCGTGAGCAATATCAACTTTAGCAAACAAGTTACTCAATTATTTGGTTACAAATCACATGTACAAAGAGTAGATGGAAAAAATAAAAGAATCTTTGTTAGTGAATAATTTTTAACCTCGTGACTATTTTCGGTCAAATACCCTATGTTTTTGACCGTTTTTGGTCACAGAAAACACGCTATTTTCACTAATATATGGTAAAAAACACACCTTGTAACGGATAAATGCGTTACGTGTAACAGATATCTGTTATGTTAAAAACCTAGTCATATCAAGGGTTCGAGGGTGTTGTAACAGATGTAACAGATAAAATCACTTTCTTTTAAAATATATAGTTAAAAAATAAAAAGATAAATATATAAAAGAAATTTAGGGGGTAAATGCGTTACGTTTTGATGTTTGAAGTGTCATGAACCCTTGATACATAAGGGTTTTATCGCGTAACAGATGTAACAGAACGTAACGCATTTTACACTGAAAAAGGTAGGTGAATCATCATTTGTTTGACTGGCTGAAAGATTATCAAAAACTAGAAGAAGAAATTGCATACTTAGAATACAACTTAGAACAAACAGAAGCTGAATTGAAACGCTGGATCAGTGGTGATTTGCAAGATGTACGATTAACTTCAGGTTCACAAGGTGCAAAGGTGGAAGAGTTAATCGAGAAAATAAAAAACGAACTTTATATAAAGCAAGAGAAAATGAACAACCTTGTACATTTAATAAGTAAGTTCAAAGGTTTAGAAAATCAAATACTTAAAAAGAAGTATATTGATGGAATGACCTTAGAAGAGATAGCTGAGAATATGAATTATAGTTCTAGCTATATTTATAAGAAACATGCTGAGATTATAAAGCGAATAAAGTTTGCTGATGAACTTGCACTTTATTGACACTCAGTTCTGTGAATGTTACCCATTGAAAAAATGGTTTATAGTAATAACATAAGAAATTGACGAAAGGGCAACTGGTGCACGGTTGCTCTTTTATTATGTAAAAATTACATAGGTGGTGTTTCATGTGTTTAGGATATTTAAAATGTTTGCGCATGATGTGGTTACTCTTTTTCAACATACCATTCAATTATTCAAAGGTACTAATCACAAACAAGTAATACCAACTTTAATTGTAGCTCATGATCCAATAGACAAGATGGTTGAAAAGGAAATGAACCCAGATAAGATTTACATAAAACAAATGCATGCGTGGATTAAAGAACAAGAGGCTAGAAGAGAACAGATTGTAGTAACAATTAAAACTAGCTCTGAGATTGTGGAACAAAACAAGATACAGTTGCAATGGTTAGATAAAGGATTAGCTCTTGCTAAAGAAGAGTTCGAGAATTGGAAGAAAGAAAATCAATGACTATGACAGTAGCAATGTTTTTAGGTCTTTGGTTAGGTTGGTTAGTAGGAGCATTAAAGAAAAGGAGAGTGAAACAAAATGATTATTGAAATTAGAAAAACAATATCAGGTACAGAGTATTGGGATTCAGAAGAAAAGCGAAGTTTGTTTGTACCAACTGGTGAAGAACCAGGATTCGAAGTAACTGTTAATCCTGAGAGTATGATCCTGGGTATGGACTTATCAAGTGAACCTGATAAAACAGCAATCAATTTAAACGGTATGACAGTGAAAGAATTACGTGATCACGCTGCATCGATTAATGTTGAGATTCCATCTGATGTTAAAAAGAAAGAAGACATCATTGATTTATTATCATGAAGTACTGTGCTGAACAAGGCTGCAAGACATTAATCGATAAAGGAAGATACTGTTTAAATCATAGGCGTAAACAAAAGAAGGCAGTTGTCTATTCAAAGAACAGATCATTCTATCGTACAAAAGCATGGGAAGATTTAAAGTCATTCTGTTATGAACGCGATAAAGGATTGTGTCAACGATGTGGAAAGTTTGTCTTTGGTAAGAGAGCACACCATCATCATATTGTTCCAATTAAAATCGATCCTTCATTGAAATTAGAAGCAACTAATATCATGACACTGTGTTCTAAATGTCATCCAATTGTGGAAAGAGAAACAAATGCAAAATATGAAAAGAAGAAAAAGTTTGATTGGAAATTATAAGCCCCCCTATCAAATTAATAAAAATTGCTTATCTGGGGGGATAGGGAGTGGGGGTGCAAACGCGCACCTCAAAATGATTTTTTGAAAAAAATTCGTTTTTTTTAGGTGGTGATTTAAGGAATGGCCAGAAAATCGAAGGTCGTAATTGAAGCTGAAAAGAAAAAAGAATTAGAAGCGCAGCGTATTATGAATGTTTTGGTTGAAGCCGGAACTTATTCGCCAGCGCTTGATCCATTGATTGAAGTTTATCTTGATGCAGTTGAGATATACAGCGTCAAATATGGGTTGTGGAAGAATTCAAACTTTCCAACAGTCCAAAAAACAAAGAATGTAAAGGGTGATGTGAAAGAATCAAAGCATCCGTTAGCTCAACAAGTAGAAGTTTGGTCCAAACAAAAAGCGAAGTATTTGGGGCAATTAGGACTGGACGGAAAGAATAAAGATTTACTTAAAAAAAGTGGGGTTCTTCTCGAAAAAGGAAAAGCAGAGAAAGAGTCCACGGAGCCTAATGATGACAACAAATTATTGCAGTTTAGGCAGAGGTTGAATCGATGATTGATTTTGAAACAAATTACGCTGATATATTCGTTTCTGAAGTAGATGCAGCCCCACACTTATATCCTGATTCTATTAAGTTAGCGATCAAACGATATAAGAAATGGAAGAAACGAAAAGATATTTGGTTCGATGTTGAAAAAGCAAATGCAATGATTTATTTCACAGAAACATTCTTAAAACATGCAAAAGGAAAATGGGCAGGACAACCATTAATTTTAGAGTCCTGGCAAAAGTTCTACTTTGCTAACATCTATGGATGGCAAAAATATAATGAAGATGGTAAAGCGGTGCGAGTAATTCGTACGGCTTATTTGCAGGTTCCGAAGAAAAACGGAAAAACAATTATGGGCGGTTCACCAGTCATTTATGCGATGTACGGAGAAGGTGTAAAAGGCGCTGATTGTTATATTTCTGCTAATACTTTTGAACAATGTCAAAATGCAGCCGGGCCAATTGCTTTAACGATTGAAAATAGTCCTGATTTACGTCCTGATACGCGTATCTATAAAGGTAAAGAGGATACCATAAAGTCAATTAAATACACATTTGTGGAAGACGATATTAAATATGCAAATGTAATCAAGGTTCTTACAAAAGATAACGCAGGTAACGAAGGTAAAAACCCGTATATCAATTATTTTGATGAAGTTCATGCTCAAATGGACCGCGAACAATACGATAACTTACGTTCAGCCCAAATTGCTCAAGAAGAACCACTCAACATCATCACTTCCACAGCAGGGAAGAATACCGGCTCGCTCGGAACACAAATTTATACCTATGCAAAAGAAGTTTTGGATAAGGATAAAGATGATTCTTGGTTCATGATGATCTATGAGCCGAATAAAAAGTTCGATTGGGAAGACCGTGCCGTTTGGCGAATGGTCAATCCGAATATGGACGTATCAGTTAACATGGAGTTTCTTGAAAATGCATTTAAAGAAGCCCAAAATAACAGCTTTAATAAAGCGGAGTTTTTATCCAAGCATTTGGATGTTTTCGTTAACTATGCAGAAACATATTTTGATAAAGACCAACTGGATAAAATGCTTGTGGATTATTTGGGAGATGTTGAAGGATTAACTTGTGTTATTGGTGTAGATTTATCAAGGCGCACCGATTTAACTTGCGTATCGATAAATATTCCAACATTCAACGATGATGGTATTTCATTATTAAAAGTAAAACAAATGTATTTTATTCCGGAGTTTGGAATTGAAGATAAAGAGCAGCAAAGAAATGTTCCATATCGAGAATTAGCTGAAAAAGGATTCGTTACAATTTGCCCTGGTAAAACGGTCGATGAAGAAATGGTAAATCAGTATGTTGAATGGGTATTTGAGAACTTTGATTTACGTCAAATTAATTATGATCCAGCGCTTGCTGAAAAACTTGTTGAGAAGTGGGAAATGCTCGGCATTCAATGTGTGGAAGTTCCGCAGTATCCAACTCATATGAATGAGCCCTTTGATGATTTTGAAATCTTATTACTCCAGGACCGAATTAAAACTGATAATCAATTATTAATTTATTGTGCAAGTAACGCAAAAGTAATAACTAATATAAATAATTTAAAAACACCATCTAAACGTAAATCACCGGAGCACATCGATGGTTTTGTAGCCATGTTAATTGGCCATAAAGAAACATTGAATATGATGGAAGATGTAGTTCCACAAGACGAATATGAAAAATACTTAGCTGAATTTTATCGATAAGGAGTGAAAGAAGTGGCAAAATCACTCATTTATTATTACAAAGAAAACAAAACCAATATGCCTATTTTGACAGGAAGTTCTAGTAATTTTGAGTGTATTTTATACAAAGAAGAAATAAATAAAATCACTGAGATGTTCCCGAGGGCAAAAAATAATTTATACGTATTGATTGATGGTCATGAATTTAAGTTAGACTAGCATTTTATTTTTTGATGAAAGGCGGTGAGAAATTGGGTTTAAGGGACAGGTTTTCAAACTTTTTAATTAGACAAGTCGAAAAGCGTGGTATGTTCGAAGATATTTTTAATAATACCATCCGTTATGGCGGTAGATATGCAGGCAATGATAATATCTTGGAATCTAGTGATGTTTATGAATTACTACAAGATATAAGTAATCAAATGATGTTGGCTGAGATAGTTGTGGAAGATAAAGATGGCAAGGAGATTAAAAATGATTTTGCTCTTAAAGTATTGAAGAATCCAAACAACTATCTTACACAGTCTGAATTCATTAAATTAATGACTAATACCTATTTACTTCAAGGTGAAACATTTCCAGTGTTAGACGGTGATCAATTACATTTAGCATCTAATGTTTATACAGAATTGGATGATAGATTGATGGAACATTTTAAAGTGAATGGCGAAGAAATTCCATCATTTATGGTTCGACATGTGAAAAATATTGGTGCTGATCATCTAAAAGGTAAAGGTATTCTTGATCTAGGAAAGGATACGCTTGAAGGTGTTATGTCAGCTGAGAAAACCTTGACTGATAAGTATAAAAAAGGTGGATTATTAGCATTTTTATTAAAATTGGATGCACATATTAATCCGCAGAACGGTTCGCAGAAGATATTAATTAAAGCTATTTTGGATCAGTTGGAATCTATTGATGATGCAAGGTCTGTTAAAATGATTCCACTCGGAAAAGGATATTCAATAGAGACGCTTAAAAGCCCGCTAGACGATGAAAAGACCCTAGCATATCTAAATGTATATAAGAAGGATTTAGGTAAGTTTCTGGGCGTAAATGTGGACACATATACAGCTTTAATTAAGGAAGACCTTGAGCAAGCAATGATGTATTTGCATAACAAAGCAGTTAGACCAATAATGAAAAACTTTGAAGACCATTTGAGTCTTCTTTTTTTCGGCAAAAATTCGGACAAACGTATTAAATTCAAGATAAATATCCTTGATTTTGTTACTTATAGCATGAAAACAAACATTGCTTACAACATCGTTCGAACTGGTATTACATCGCCAGATAATGTAGCGGATATGCTTGGATTCCCTATGCAAAATACACCTGAATCACAAGCGATTTATATTTCAAATGACTTATCAAAAATTGGTGAGAAACAAGCCACAGATGATTCATTGAAGGGAGGTGATGGAAATGGCAAAGACAAAGGAAACACGGACATTTGATATCACCGGTCTTCAAACAAGAGATGCAACCGAAAATGAATCGAATGTAATTAGTGGTTATGCAGCGGTGTTTAATTCGCCAACAAATATTAGTGATTGGTTTACTGAAACAATTGCACCTGGTGCATTTAGTAGAGCTATTTCTGAAAATGGTGATATTCGCGCGTTATTTAATCATGATTGGAGCAATGTATTAGGACGAACAAAAAGCGGTACCTTGCGTTTAGAAGAAGATGAACGAGGGTTAAAGTTTGAAGTGGATCTCCCTGATACAACTATTGCAAGTGATTTAGCTAAAAGTATGAAACGCGGTGATATAAATCAGTGTTCATTTGGTTTTATCGCAACTGAAGAAACCTGGGACTATTCAGTTGAACCAGCATTGAGAACTATCCATGAAGTTGAATTGTTTGAAGTATCGGTGGTTAGTATTCCAGCTTATGGGGATACAGAAGCCTCTGTCAGAAGTAAAGAAATTGATAGAGAAGTAGAACAACGAAAAAAAATGATTAAACAAATAAATCAAATCTTGGGGGAAAAATAAAATGAACAAACAATTATTATTAGCACTAAAAAAACGAAATAAAGAAAGATTAACAGAATTACGTACAAAAATCGAAAGTCCAGAATTACGTGCTGAAGATTTAACGGCAATTCAAGAAGAGATTGATGAAATTAATAAGCAATTACAGGACGTTGCTGATGAATTAGCAAATCTGGAAGATGATGGTGAAGGTGACGAAGGCGACGAAGAAGGAGATGAAGGTTCTGGCGATACTGGTGCTGAAGGCTCTGGTGAAGGTGGAGAAGGTCGTAATGGAAATCCTGAGGGCGGAGAACAAAGATCTGGTTTAACTCCGGAACAACGTCAAGCAGCAATGTCAGCTATTGCAACAGGTCTTTCTACTCGAGGACATAAAACTACTAAAAAGAAAGAAAAAGAAATTCGTTCAGCATTTGCTAATTTTGTAGTTGGTCGAATTAGTGAAGCTGAAGCACGTTCACTTGGCATTGAAGCTGGGAACGGATCCGTAACTATTCCAGAAGTAATTGCAAGTGAAATTATTACGTATGCTCAAGAAGAAAACTTATTACGTAAATATGGAACAGTTGTAAGAACAGCAGGCGATGTAAAGTATCCTGTACTTGTGAAGAAAGCTGATGCAAACGTACGTAAAAAAGAACGTGGTGCATCTGATGAAATCACAGAAACAGCAATTGAGTTTGATGAAATTCTATTAAGTCCAGCTGAATTTGATGCACTTGCTACTGTAACTAAGAAACTTCTTAAAATGACAGGTGCACCGATTGAACAAATCGTTGTGGATGAGCTGAAAAAGGCTTATGTACGTAAAGAAACAAACTATATGTTTAATGGTGATGACAAGGACAATGAAAACCCTGGTGCATTAGCGAAAAAAGCTGTGAAATACTTTGAATCAGAAGCAATCGATATTAACACAGCAGGCTATTCTCAAAAAGTGCTTCAGCAACTAGTGAAATTAAAGGGACAACCAGTTACAGAAGTATTAAAAAAATCTATGTGGATTGTTAACCGTGCAGGATTAACTCTATTAGAAGGTATGACAGATACGACTGGTCGTCCGTTGTTACATACGGCTGTAGATGGTGTAGGTTATAAATTACTCGGTCATAATTTAGATTTTACAGATGCAGCAGACGGAACTGATCCAACGAAACCAGTATTCTATTTTGGTGATTTCAAAGCCTTCCACATTCAAGATGTTATTGGAGCAATGGAATTACAAAAATTAATTGAGAAGTTTTCTGGTACAAACAAAGTTGGTTTCCAAATCTATAACTTATTAGATGGTCAATTAGTTTATTCTCCATTCGAGCCAGCTGTTTACCGTTATGAAGTTGGTGCGACTAAGCCAGGTGCTTAATATGGATGAATTAATTGAGAAATTAAAATCTCATATTCATTGGGAAGAGGGCATGGATGATTCTTTGCTCTCTTTTTATATTGAGCAAGGTCAACGATATGTAAAAAAAGCATGTGGAAGAGAAGTAGAATACCTAGTCATTATGTGTGCAGGTATTTTTTATGAATATCGTGTAGCTGAAAAAGAATTAGAACAAGCTTTGGATGCTTTGACACCATTCTTTGTCCAGGAGGTTTATGATGCCGAAGAGGAAGACGAATAAACTCAAATGGATGGGTGATTTACTCAAATTAGGAGAGAAGATTGATCCAGACACAGACCGTGTTGTGATGGGGTATCCACTAGAACGGAAGATTCGTTATAACAACATTGGAGTTACGGCCACTGACAAATTCACGACAAAAGATACAAATGAAATTGTAAAGAAAATTGAAGTTCGTATTGATCGTGACATTGAAAACAATCAAAAGGATTACCGTGTAAAAGTTGGTGGTCGTATTTACGATATTGAACGAATTTATGTAAAAGAAGAAGACAGATTGATGGAGGTGTCATTGTCCTATGCAAATTAGTTTTGAAGAGTTGCGAATCCTTATGAAAAAATCAGGTATCCCAGTATATCGTGATGAAGCTCCTTCAAAAGCTAAGTATCCGTACATTGTGTATGAATTTGTGAATGAGCAACAATTAAGGGCATCTAATAAAGTTTTAAAATCAATGCCGATGTATCAAATTGCTCTTATCACAAATGGCACTGAAAAAGATTACGAACCGTTAAAGGCTGTTTTTAACGAAGCAGGCGTGTCTTATTCTCAATTTGATGGAATGGGATATGACGAGAATGACGACACTATCACGCAGTTTATAACGTATGTGAGGTGTATTCAGTAATGGCTTTTAACAACAACGGTTTTGCTGATGCTTTGGAAGATATCAATACATTACTTAGGGTTAACCAAAAAGTAGAAAAACAGTTTTTAGAAGAGGCAGCCAATTACTTTATTAATAAGTTAAAACCAAAAATTAAATTGTCCAATAAGAACAAGAAAACACATTTAAGAGAAAGTTTGAAAGTCGTTGTAAAAAATGATCGTGTATCTGTGGAATTCGAAGATGAAGCTTGGTATTGGTACCTATATGAAAACGGTCATAAAAAAGTAAATGGTAAGGGCCGTGTGAAAGGTAAACACTTTGTACAAAACACTTTCGATGCAGAGGGCGACAAGATAGCAGAAATTCTAGCTCAAAAAATAATAGATAGAATGTGAGGATGATATATATGCCAATCGCAAACAAGGAGATTCAATATAGTGTAGGTGTGGAAGATTTATATCTATGCATGATGGCAGGAGATGAATCCACTGATTCACTTCCTACTTATGAAGAGGACATTTATAAACAAACAAATATTTCAGATTTAACGATTTCTACTACATCTACTAATTTTACAAAATGGGCTTCAAATAAAAAAATCATTAACATCGTAAAAAATACGGCATTTGGATTAGCTTTTAATCTTGCTGGTCTAAATCGTGAGGTTAAGGATAAAATCTTTGCTAAACAAAGAACAAAAGGTGTTTCTTTCGAAACAGCTAAAGCGAGAGAGTATCCTAAATTTGCGGTCGGTGTTGTATTTCCGTTGAATGATGGGACAAAACTTGTACGTTGGTACCCAAAATGTACAATAGCACCCGCAGAAGAATCTTGGAAAACACAAGGTGATGAGATGACTGTGGATGACATTGCTTACACAATTACAGCTGATCCATTGTTATTTAATGATGTTACACAAGCAGAATTAGATACTGGTGCAGCTGATGCTAAAGGTATTAAAATTGAGGACTTCTTGAAACAAGTTATTTGTGACGAGTCTCAATTAGCTACATTAGGCACAGGAACAGGACAACAATAGGAGGGATAATATGGCACGTTTAAGTGATTTAGTTAACGTTAATATAAATGTAAATGCAATTAAGATACAAAAGGTTGAAATTCCAGTTGTTTTCACATTTGAATCATTTCCTTATCTAGAAGAAGCATTTGGGAAGCCGTACCATGAATTCCAAAAAGAAATGAATGATATGTTAGAAACGGGAACTGTTACGATGGGGAAAAGAGAAATTCGATTGATGTATATACTGATTTACACAATGATGCGTACTGGAGGAACAGAGTGTACTTTAGAGGAAGTTAAAGGCTCTATTCCTTTAAATGATTTACCTGGTGTATTCCAATCTGTGTTTGAAATCTTTAATAATCAAGATTTCCAAGATGAAGATATGGAGAAGTTGAAGCAAGAAAAAAAGTAAAAAACATACTGAATAAAAATAATGAATCTCAGTCCGAATTGGATTGGGATTTTTATTTTTATGTCGGTAATACGTTGCTTGGTTATAGCATGGACGACTTTTGGAAAATCACGCCTAATCATTTTCTAAAACAATATATCATGCATCTCCGATACAACAATCCAGATGCGTTAAATGAACAGAAACCAAAACAAATCTACACATTAGATCAAACTCCATTTTATTAAGAAGCGAGGTGAGAAAATGGCAGGAAATAATAAAGAAAGAAATGTCGTTCTTAATTTCAAAATGGATGGACAAGTTCAGTACGCTCAGACATTAAAGCAAATTAACATGGTCATGAACAACGCAGCGAAGGAATATAAGAACCATATTGCCGCAATGGGTCAAGATGCAACTGCAACTGATAAATTAGCAGCTGAAAAGAAAAAGCTAGAAATTCAAATGGAAGCAGCTAAAAAACGTACATCGATGTTACGTACCGAATATCAAGCTATGTCTAAGGATACAAATACAACAGCTGAACAACTTAATAAAATGTACGGTAAATTACTTGATGCAGAACGTGCTGAAACTACTCTTAATACCGCAATGAAACGAGTGAATGAAGGTCTTTCAGAGCAAGCGATTGAAGCGAGAGAAGTGCGGGGCACTTTAGGTGATTTACAAGAGGATTCTAAGAAGTTAGAAGCCGAACAAAAGCGATTAACAAGCTCATTCAAGCTTCAAAATGCCGAATTAGGGCAGAATGCCAGTGAAGCAGATAAGTTGGAATTGGCCCAAAAACAACTACGTCAGCAAATGGAAATGACGGATAGAGTCGTCCACAATTTAGAACAACAATTAAGTGCGGCAAAGCGTGTATATGGTGAGAATTCCACAGAAGTAAAGCAACTTGAAACGAAATTAAATCAAGCTAAAACTACATTAAAGCAATTTGAGAATTCATTGCATAGTGTTGGTCAAAGTGGTTCACAAGCTGCAGATGGCATGGAGCAACTGGGTAAGAAGTTAGACCTACACAATATGATGGAAGCCACTCAAATGCTTCAAGGGATGTCTCAACAGTTAATTGAACTTGGTAAAGCAACTGTAGGCATTGCAATAGATTTTGATAGATCACAAAGGAAAATACAAGCTTCGTTAGGCTTGACTCAAAAAGGCGCAGAGAATGTCGGAAAGATTTCAAAAGAGGTTTGGAAAAAGGGATTCGGTGAAAGTCTGGAAGAGGTGGATAATTCACTGATTAAAGTCTATCAAAATATGCGTGATGTTCCACATGAAGAATTACAAGGAGCATCAGAAAACGTTCTAACACTTGCAAAGCTCTACGATGTTGACTTAAACGAGGCTACTCGTGGAGCAGGACAATTAATGTCTCAATTTGGTCTATCTACACAAGAAACTTTTGATTTGCTTGCTGCAGGTGCTCAAAGTAGTTTGAATTACTCTGACGAATTATTTGATAATCTTGCTGAATATGCGCCGTTATTTAAGCAGGCTGGTTTTAGTGCTGATGAAATGTTTACCATTCTTGCGAATGGAACTGCAAATGGGGCTTATAACTTAGATTATATCAATGATTTCGTCAAGGAGTTTGGTATCACGGTACAAGAAGATTCGAAAAGTAACACCGAGGCATTTGGTCAATTATCGAAGTCGACACAAGAACTTTGGGAGAGTTTTAAGGCAGGGAAAGCGCCAGCGGCAGATGTTTTCAACTCTGTTATAAACGAATTGAAAACAATGGACGACCAGGTATTGGCGACACAAATCGGTGTAGCTCTTTTTGGTCCGAAATTCGAAGATTTAGGGAATAAAGTTGTATATAGTTTGAATGATGTTAACGGTGGTCTTGGTGATGTAAATGGCAGTATGGAAGAAATGAAAAAGATTCAAGAAGAATCACTTGGTCAAAAGTTTCAAAAAACATTAAGGGAAACTCAAACAGCAATTGAGCCGCTAGGAAAACAACTTGCGGATCTTGCTGCAGATATACTACCTAAAGCGGCCAAAGGAATATCAGATCTTGCTGAATGGTTTTCTAAATTACCGGAGCCGATTCGAAATTTTATTGCAATTGGAGCAGGTTTAACAATCGTTATTACCGCTATAGGTGCAGCTTTTGGAGTTTTATCTCTTGCAGTTGGGGCCCTCAACATTGCGTTGGGTCCACTTCTATTAATTATTGCGGGAGTAGCAGCGGCTATAACTATTATTATAGCCGTAGTAAAAAATTGGGGTGCCATAACCGACTGGCTTTCTGAAAAGTGGTCCCAATTTAAAGATTGGTTTGGTGAATTATGGTCTAGTTTAGTTCAGGCTTGTAGTGATGGATGGTCTTCCACAGTTGATTACCTTTCAAATGCCTGGTCCTCTTTTTTGGACATGGCACATAGTTATCTAGATCCATTGGTTCAGTTCTTTGTAGATTTATGGTCGGGAATTGTAGATGGTGCGTCAGAGTGGCTGTCGTCTCTTGTTGAAACAGTGACAGGATGGTGGTCCTCTCTTGTGGACAGTACATCAGAATGGCTATCTTCTGTAGTGGAAACAGCATCTTCTTGGTGGTCGAATCTTGTTCAAGTAGCATCTGAATTTTTTATGCAACTGTTCCAGAAATGGGTGGATACTTGGCAATCTATTTTTACATATCTGGACCCAATTATTTCATTAATTTCTACAGTTCTTGAGGCAGGGTGGTTATTGATACAAGCAGGTGCACAAATTGCTTGGGCTGCAATATCTCAATATATTATCCAACCGATTCAAGAAGCTTATGATTGGATGACGCAAAAAATTGGTGAATTGGTGAACTGGCTAAGTCAACAATGGGAATTTGCAAAGTTAGCCGCGCAAGTTGGGTGGTCTTTATTTAAACAATATATTATTCAACCAGTCCAGGAAACTTGGACTTTAGTAAAAGAAAAATTCACCGATTTAATAAATTGGTTAGGTCAGCAGTGGGAAACAGCAAAATCTTATACACTTGCAGCATGGGATTTAGTAAAACAGTATGTTATTCAACCGGTGCAGGAATTGTGGAGTTGGACGAAACAAAAGCTTTCAGATTTAGCTAACTGGATACTATCAAATTGGGAATCTATAAAAACTTATACACTTTCGGCGTGGAATGCGGTGAAGCAATATGTGATTCAACCAGTAACTGAAGCTTATAATACAGCAAAAGAAAAATTCACTGATTTATATAATTCGGCGAAAGAAAAATTTGATTCTGTGAAAAATGCAGCACAAGAAAAATTTGAAGCGGCAAAACGATTTATTATGGACCCGATAAGAGAAGCGGTTGATGGTGTAAAAGGATTTATCGATAAAATCAAAGGATTCTTTGATAATTTGAAGCTGAAAATTCCTAAACCTGAAATGCCTAAGCTTCCACACTTTAGTTTAACAACTGATACAACGACTGTTATGGGTAAGGAAATTAAGTATCCGACTGGATTTGATGTACAATGGCGTGCAAAAGGTGGTATTTTCACTCGTCCAACTATTTTTGGGATGAATGATGGGCGTTATCAAGGCGCGGGAGAAGCTGGACCGGAAGGAGTCTTACCTTTAAATGAGAAAACACTTGGTGCAATTGGAAAAGGAATTGCATCTACGATGCCACAACAAAGTAACGACCGCCCAATTATATTACAAGTGGATGGAAGAACATTTGCTCAAATTACCGGTGATTATACAGATCATGAAGGTGGAGTAAGAATCAGAAAAATAGAAAGGGGGCTGGCATAGATGCTATATGGTATTAAATTTGATGGTAAACATTCATATAATGACATGGGTTATACTATGCCAGCTGAAAGGGATATTGGATTTCCGTCAAAAGAAAAGATAGTTGTCCAAATCCCATTCTCGAATGTGGAATATGATTTCAGTGAATTGTATGGATCGCAAACTTATAGTCCGAGGGAATTAAAGTATCAATTCAATGTTTTAAGGAGAGGTAATTACACTCCACAAGCGATGCAAATTGAAAAAACAAAATTAATTAATTGGCTGATGAATACAAACGGCCGAAAAAAACTTTATGATGATACGATTCCTGGTTACTATTTTTTAGCTGAATTAGAGAGTGCAGCCGATATACAAGATGACTGGGAAACAGGAACTTTAACGGCTACATTTCGAGCCTATCCTTTTATGATTGCGGAATTAAGTGAAGGGCATGATATTTGGGATAGTTTTAATTTCGATTTAGATGTAGCACAAGTAACAGAATTTAAAGTGAATGGAACATTAACTGTTACGTTAATAAATAATGGCACTCCAGATGTTGTACCAGAGATTAAAGCATCAAGTCGAATGAAAATCATAAAAGACGAGGCTACTTACTCTATCCCATCTAGCGTTACAAAAAATAGTGATTTTGTACTTAAATCAGGAGAAAACGTACTTAAAATTAATGGTTATGGTACAGTTTCATTTCGTTTTTATAAGGAGCTGATTTAATGTACAAAGTTACGATTAGTAATGATGGCGTTGAGACATTAATCCATAGTGCTCATGTGGATGGTATAAAATTAGCTGCAGGTGTAATAAAAAAGGAAATCAATCTAATAGATTCGTTTAATTTTACTTTTCATATGAATAATCCTGGATTCAATAAAATAAGACCATTTAGGACGCTTGTAACCGTATTGAATACGAGAACAGGAAAGTATGAATTTGAAGGGCGTATATTAGGACCGAGTAAGAACATGGATAATAGTGGTTTGCACAGTGATTCTTATGTATGCGAAGGAGAACTTGGATATTTACATGATTCAGTTCAAAGGCATTTAGAATTCCGCGGGACACCACAGGAACTTTTTGCAAGTATTATTGAGTATCATAATTCTCAAGTAGAAGGCTATAAACGTTTTCAAGTAGGGAAAGTAACTGTTACGAATTCAACAAACAATTTATATCTATATTTATCAGCTGAAAAAGATTCATTTGAGACAATCAAAGAAAAGTTAATTGATAAATTAGGTGGAGAAATTAGAGTTCGTAAAGAAAATGGTATTAGATTTTTAGATTACCTACCACGTATTGGTGAAGATAAAAATACTGAAATTCGAATTGCTAAAAATTTAATAAGTATGTCTTACGACATTGATCCAACGGATATTATTACAAGATTAACACCACTTGGAGCCCGAATTAAGAGCGAGGATGAACAAGCTACAGATGCTTCTGAAGCACGCCTGACAATTAGGGAATTTAATAAAGGTATAGATTATATAGATGACCCGCAATTAATTAAAGAATTTGGGATTCAAGGTGGATCAGTAACTTGGGATGACGTAACGATAGCTAGTAACTTATTTTCAAAAGGAAGAGAATGGCTATCAAATCAAAAAACAGCTCATGTGCAATACAAAATTAGTGCATTAGATTTATTTTTAATTGGATTTGATATTGATTCATTCGAACCAGGTAATTCTTACCCAGTTAAAAATCCAATTATGGGCATCGATGAACGGCTACGAGTAATTGGTAAGTCATTAGATATTAATCATCCACAAGACGCAAGTTTAACAATAGGAGACAAGTTTAAAACTTTAAATCAATATCAAAGTGATTTAAAGAAGTCTACTCAAAGTATCAATGATTTACAACTAACAGTGTCCCAACAAATAACTAGAATAAGTTCTCTTTCCACAAGTCTGGGTGACGCAAAGAAAGAATTACAAATATTGAAGGATTCTGTTGGCGATGTTGATATGCAGACTGTACTTAAATCGGTATCAGATTTAGAAACGACTTTAAAGACAATTGAAGATGGAATGAAGGATCTACCTACATCAGAAAATATAATGCAGATTAATAAAGATATTGGATTGATAAATAAGAGTATTACTAATATAGATGAAAAGATAGATACGATTGAAATGAAAATGGGACTGAATAGTAAGAGTATTGAAAAGGTCCAATCAGATTTACAACTGTTAGCTAATCGTGTATCTTCATTGGAGAAAGGAACGGGAGGAGTATAATGTGGCTAATATAATGAATTACCTAAGTACTATTAAGACAGCCATTTATGGTAAAGAAGTCCGTTCTTCACTTGCTGATGGACTTCAGGCGGTGAATAAAGAGACCGAAAAGGCGACAGTAGTATCAAGTGAAACGAAAGGTAGACAAGATAATTTAGAATCCCGCTGGGATTTAGTAGTTTCAGAGACGACTGATGGTGCGGAAGTAATAGAATCAAGAGTTGATAAAGAAGGAAATGCACACACTACACTGAAGGGTCGTATGGATAGTGATTTTGAAAAAACACATGAGACCATTCAAAATGTAAAAGAAACGTTAAAATCAGAGGTGGAAGACAATAAATATCAAATAGCAGTCATGAGTAGAAATCAAGTATATATTGATGGTATAAGAGGCAATTCACCTACGGAGAAAATAAATATAGCAATTGCCAATGCTCCAAGTGGATCTGAAATTATCATAGATCGTGAGTATGATGTATATGGAATCGACATAAAAGATAAATCGAACCTAAAAATCACGGGTGGTGGTACCCTGAATTTAATTGGGGATGGTGCATACGGGTTTAAGTTGATCGGAAATGTACTAAATGCAGAAATTGACAATCTATCGTTGAAAGGGAATAATGACTACTTATCTACGCAATATGGAATAACCAGTTCCAGTGGACAAAACATAGTAGGGGCATACATTCATGATTTAAACTTACAAGATTTGAACGCAGGTATTTCATTGAATGCAGATTTGTCAGGTGTATACGATAACGCAAGGGTAGTTAGAAATAAATTAAAGAATATGAAGGGAACAGAACCTGGCACTGGATACGGTATACATTTAGCAAATGCTACAAATGCCATTGTAGAAGGAAATGAAATCGACGGGGCGCAGCGGCATTCTATCTATCAAGCAAAGGGCGGTAAAGGGAATCAAATTAAAAGGAACACTATCAAAAATCATCGATTAGGTGTAGCAACCGGCTCGTATCGTCCAGCGTTATATGTTGCGAGAAGTAGTCATGTGAAAGTAGAAGATAATTTATTAATGGATTGTTTTGATGGCTGCATAATGGTTAGTGGAGACAGTACAACAGGTTATGGCGCAAGTGATATAGACATAATAGGAAATACCATTCTTAACCCTAGAAACGTTGTTTCACCAATTATTTGTGGGGAGCAAATGATTCCAAGTGTACTAACACAAAGGGTTAACTTTATGTTAAATAATATTATTTATAATAGTTATCCTGGTGGAGCAATGTTCAAATTCTTAAATGGATTGGATATTAAGTTTGCTTTAAATAATTTAACTGCATTAGGAGTGAACGGGACGACAGTATTTGGTGTGGAACTAAGTGATAATTTCATTGCAGATGCTAACCAAGCAAATAGTATAAAACTCCATCAAAATACATTCAACTTCCAAGGTAGTCTTGGATCTAGTCGAGCACATCATATAGGTGCTAAATATGCAGGCGGCTCGATGTATGTTGATGTCAGGGGTTCTTCATGTATAGGCGGAATATATAATGATATCGAATTTGGAGCACCAGTTACGAATCCGAATTTAACATACGCTCGGAAAACAATTGCTGCAGCACGTGCGGATACAAGAGGGGCAACACTAGAAGCATTAGAAAAAGAAGTGAATGAGTTAAAAAAATATCTTAGAGAACTAGGTTTAATGAAAAATTTATAAAACATTTTTAAGAAGAGTGATAATATGCCACTCTTCTTTTTCTTTACCTAAAAGGATGTGATTTTGATGTAAGCATTTAAACGAAATGCATCATTGAAAATAAAAACATTTAACGGAGGGAATTATAATGAGCCAATCAATCAAAATTTACTTAGGGGTACCGCAAACAGAGAAAATACCTGTTTTAAAAGTAGATGCAAGACAAAGGGTAACGGCAACAAAAATGATTTTTACAAATACGGAAGATATCGATGCAAAGTTGACGATAACAGTTAATACAATTGATATTATGAAAAACTTTGTAGTAAAAGCAGGGGAAACAAAATTCTTAGATGTATCAATTGTATTGGATCCAAACGATACGTTGTTAATTAAACAAGAAAAAGAAAATGCTATTAATGTGAATATTAGTGGGGTTGCAGAAATTATACCAGTTACTTATTAAGAAGAGGGCGATTAACGCTCTCTTTTTCTTTTGCAAAGGGGATGAGAACAGTGGAGCAATGTAAGGATTGTGAAAAGAATAAAACGCAGGTTCAAAATTTAGAAGTTCGTGTTGCAGTTGTGGAAAGTAAAGTAATAAAAATTGAAGAAAGTATTGAAAAAATCAGTGCTAATACCACTTGGATTCTTCGAATCATTATTGGTGCGATTATAACGGCGCTAATTGGATTGTTATTAAAAGGTGGTATGTAAGGAATGCCACTCACAAAAGAAAATATTAAAAGACGTTTGCGTAACTGGAAAACTTGGGTTGCGCTTTTTTCGTGCGTTGGATTAGTTTTATCGGTATTTGGCATTACAGGCTTTGAGGGGAAGTTAGACATGATTCAAAAGGCAGTCTATTTATTTGGTATCGCACTGGGTATTTGGACTGATCATGAAGAAAAAGGGGAAGATGACAAATGAAAAAATCTATTAAAATCTTAGTTTCAATTTCGATGGCAGCCATGATTACACTAACGTCTGCAGCAAGTGCTTTTGCAGATAGAGAAATGATTATTCCAGGGCTACCTACAGTCGAATATCGTAATGGATATGGAGCATATGAGGGTGTTGTAGCACATTCTACGGCAACACCAGAAGCACCGGCTATTAATATTCGAAACTATGAAGCGAGAACATGGCGTAGTGCATTCGTTCATTATGCCACAGACTGGGATGAAACAATTCAAATTGCTTCTACTAAATATCAAGCATGGGGAGCTGGTCCAGCTGCCAATAAAAGATTTGTTCATGTGGAATTATCTGAAACAAAAGACCCTATTAAATTTAAGAAGTCATATGAAAGATATGTAAAGTTGCTCGCGAAAATCTTAAAAGATAGAAATATTCATCCAAGTGTTGGATTATGGACTCATAAAGATATTACATACAAACTTGGCGGCACAGATCATGAGGACCCACTACAATATCTGAAAAGTCATGGTGTATCAGAATCTCAATTTAGAAACGATGTTTTAAAGGTATATAACGGTCATTCTGTTACTGTGGAAGCAAAACCACAACAACCATCTGAAAGTGTATTAGAAGCAAGTGGAGTGGCTTATATTGATGGTCAAAATGTTAACCTTCGGTCTGGACCATCCACAAGCAATAAGGTAATTCGTAAACTCGAAAAGGGTGAATCATATAAAGTTTGGGGTAAGTTAGGGAACTGGCTGAATCTTGGAGGGAACCAATGGATTTATTATG